TTCGTCAAGTTGCTTTTGCATCTTACGAACTTCTGATGTCTCGTTCAGATATGAAGTCATGTATTCGGAAGCATATGCTTCGAATATTTTTCTACCAAAATTGTTTTCTCTAGCTGCTTTGATGTCCTCTTTGAATTGAGTCATCTCTTTCGAGATGTTCTCAGCAACTGTTGATTCAACAATTTTAGCTGCTTTGGAAATGAATGCACTTCTGATTTCAGCAAATTTAGCTTTTGCTTCTTTCACAAGTTTCACACGAGTTTCAACAACTGCTGTTTTATCAGCATTGAACTCATTGATTTCTTTAGCAAGTGCCTTAGTGACAAATGATTCTAAAGTAGCAACTTGTTCTGCCATTGTTTTACGCTCTGCGTGTAGTTCTTTCATTTCTTTGGCCAAAGACTCTTTCACAAACTTGGTCAGCATCTCTTTGTGAGGTGCGATTGATGTTTTGTAATTGACTCTTTCTGCCGCAAGTTGTTTACGATCTTCAACGAATTCTGCGATTTCTTTTTGAAGACCTTCTGTCATCATGCGGTCCATGGCTTCCACCATTTGAGATTTGTCGTGTTCGTAACGCTTGGCAAACTCTTCCCTAACCTCTGTCTTAGCTTCTTCTTTGACTTCTGCTAATTTGGATTCCCATGCTTCTTCAATAGCCACACGAGTATCTTCTGTTACCAGGTCTTTGTCAAGGAGTTGTTTGATTACGTCTAACATGATTGTTCTCCTATTTTATCCTTAGTTCCTTAATTAAACGGATTACTCCATCCTTAAGATATTTTTGTGCCTTAGTGTCATCTTTAACTGCTTGGGCCACCTCAAATATTTGTGAACCACCTCTCATGTTGAGAAGTCCTTCATATATTGGAGTTGGATAAGCATTAGGAGCTGACGGTTGTGCCACGACATCAACAGTAATGATGTCAAAATCTGACACATTGCCTGTTCCTTCGTCCACGTTTCCTGAGCCTCTGCTTGATACGCCTAGTTTTACGCCTGATTGTAGCATTGTTTCTACAAGCTTTCCCATAGGGGTAGGTAGAATCTTTAATTTTCCGAACCCGTTTGGTCCATCCATCCACATTTCTGATATCATGTGGCTTACTCTATCCAAGTTGATCTTCAAATCTTCTGGATGATCAACTTCTCCGAGGACAGATGTGCCCCCGGAGATTTGTTCGGATACTTTTTTTACCGCTTTCGCGATTTCGTTTACTGGATAGACACGCTCGTTGGCATTTTTAACGCCACCTTGGATGCAAATACCTTTCATGTAAAGGTCTTTGCCGTCTTCTGTGTTTTCAACTATCACTCTTGCTTGATCAAAAGTTAAGTTTTCTCTTAGTAAACGCATTTTGGTCTATCCTTATTCTGATGTTTTTGCCTTTGGAGCATTATCTAACTTGGCATGTTTGATGCCAGGTTCATTTTTTGCTGAAATGCCCATGTCTTTAGCAGTGTCGCCTGTAAGTGCTTTACCAACGCCACCTTTTTCACCATCGCCTTTGCTCATGTCAACTGCTGATGCTTCAGGAGTTGATTTTTTTGCTGTTGCTACTGGTGATTTTTTGCCATCTGCATGATCAGCTAAGTCTGCTTTCATCTGCTCTGAGTATTCTTTGATCAGTGTGTCAGCATCCTTCTTTTCTGCTTCTTCAACTTCTTCTGCTTCTTCAGATGCTTCCAAAGTTTCTTCTGTAGATTCTGCTGGCTCTTCTGCTGGTTCAAAAGATTCTTCTTCTGTTTCCTCTTCTTCACCTTTGTCATCCATCATTGATGCAAACTCTGCTTTAAGAGCTTCAAGTTCTTTTTCAAGTGGATCAAATTTAGCTTCAACATCATCTGATTCTTCTTCCTCTTCACCTGCTTCATCGTCATTGCCCATTTCTGGATCCATGCCGCCTGCTTCGGATTCGATGTCAGAAAGTAAATCGTCAGTTTGATCGCCGCCAATTTCTTCTACAGTTTCTTCGTCAACTTCTTCTTCTGAATCTTCGTCGACTTTTTCCTCTGAATCTTTAGATTCGTCTTTTGCTTCTTCAACTTCGTCACCCTCAGCTTTGTCGGATGATTGTTCAGTTTCGGAAACTTCCTCTTCTTTCTCGTCTTCAGCAAGGATACCTTCGTAGATTTCTCTTGATTTTTCTACTACGATATCGTGGAATAACTTTTCAGCATCTTCCTTTTGCTCGTTAACCAGTAAGTCAAGGAGTTTTTCAAATTTATCAGACATGTTATGTCCTCCTTTGTATGGATATTTACTGTGTGCTGTGTAAAAAGGTGCCTTTTAAGGCTCTTTTTTGGCCATTTTTCGAAGATGATCTTGGAATTGTGAGTAGGTTATGTCGATCCAGTTGTCTCTTTCGGCCAATCTGCTGGGGGATTTTTGGCCTTGTGTGACCACGTGATAGAATTTCACCTGTGGATGATTGGAGCAGTTTTGACACATTTGATTGAGCCAATTGCCATAATATGTTCGATCTGAGTTGGCATTACGGTATCTAGCAGTGCCTTTGTACATATTATTAATCTTTCTGCCATTCTTTTCATCAATCACGCCTTCTGGCGTTTTGCCAAAGAAATCCATGCCTAGTATATAAAGTGTCTTGAAGCCTTTCTTTTCCAGTGCTATTCTGGTGGCTGTGGGACCTGATGACCATCCCCAATCCTTGTCTAGTCTTACAATTCTTGGGTCTTTGACTCCGCCTCTAGGATATGACCACATTTCCAGTTTGTTGGGCACATCATGTTCTGAAATGAACTTCACTGTGGCGATGTCCACAGATATCAAAGCATCTGGCCAAAAATCTTCCACAATAGGCAGTACATTCATGCCAATGACGTAACCACGGTGTTTGAGTTGGTTGAGATCAAATCCCCTTCTTGATTCGCCGTTGGCAATTATAAAACAAGGATCAGTGTCTCCGTTCCACTGAGTGTCTTTGAGTGGGATCGGTGTGGCTCCTTTGACTGGTGGAGACGGCTGTGGTTTTGGTTTAGGAGTTGTTTTGGATGCTAATTTCTGTTGTAATAATGATTTGGCATTGAGTTTTTCTTCTGATGACAGCCAATCATCAACTCGAGTGTGCTTGCCCAAACAATCAAATTGATCTTTGCCGGCCACAACAGCTTTCAGAGCAGCCTCACGAAATTTGGTACGTCTTCCCATGGATGTTATTAGTTATTATTAGATGGATTCTGCAGCGTCAGCAACTGAACCGCCGTACATTTTCTGATACAGTTCTTGAGCTGATTGTTTTTCTAGACGTTTGCTTTGAATCTGTTGTCTCAGCGAATTGATCATTTCAAGAGTGAGTCTAGACTTTCTAGTGTCATCTAGTTTGTACACAGTTTGGTCTTTGGTTGATTCGTATCTTGAGTCATCTACAGCATCAAAAAATTCAAACAATTGCATATGTGTATTTAAACCTCTGCTTCACCTTCTCCAGCACCTTCAGGAGCACCTTCTTCGCCAGGAGTTTCACTGCCTAGTTCTGGCTCACCTTCTTGTGGTTCTGTCTGTCCGGCTATGTCAGATGAAATTCCGCCGCCTGTCAGTCCAACATTTCTGAGATCTGAACCTTTGACAGCATCATCACGTGCTTCGCCTTTTTCTTCTGCCCACATTTCCTGATTTTTAGCAATTTCTTCTTCTGACAGTCCCAAGAAACGCTTGAGAGCAAATCTCTTGCTCAAATAAGGTGTTTGTTCAATCTGTGTGAATGCTTGAACTCGCTGATTGTCCAGTTCGATCTGTCTGTATGCGGCAAAGTTTTGTGGTGGATTTAGTGTGAGATCAAACAGTGATGTGTCAATGTTGATGCCACGATTTTTACAAAACAGTTTGAACTCTGTGTTGATGGGTGGCACAATGATTTCCTGTAGTCTTTCACAGTATTTGTTGAATCTCAATTCTTGGATGTATGCTGTGCCAACTCTGCCATCTGAATACTGTGGGTTTGCTCCATCATCTGGACCAGTTGGCAAGTAAGAACTCGGAATTCTCAGAGCACGATACAGTTTATTAGTAAAGTATCTAAGATCATCAATTTCACCTAGGTTAGTACCGCCTGGCAGTGTTTCAACCTTTGAACCTCTGCCTTCTGCTGTCTGTGGAAAGAAGTAGTCTTCATTGATTGACAGTGGATTGTATGTGGCATC